TGTATTTCCTACAATGGTACTAATAATTGTTCCTGCAGGAACACTAATACCACCTGTTGTAGAACTGACTTCCATACCAGGAATCAAACCAGCAGTAGGTGTTACACCAGTAATAATGTTTGAGTTATCAGTTGTTTGTGCTTGGAATGTTGTTGACACAACAGATGCAAGTTCAATCTCTTTGTCATCTACCTCAACAACGTTTGAGTTAATTGAAGTAAGAGTACCATTAACAATCAACTGACCTGCGACCGTTAGATTAGAACCAACATTAAGATTATTTCCAATTTCAATGTCAAAGTTAGAATCACCACGGATCCATGCCTCAGTACCAGAACCAATAACCAACTGTCTGCTTCCGCCAATGTTAGGTGGTACATAGGTTGCGTTAGTTGAGTTCTCATCATCAGCAGGACCAATGAGAACGTTACCAGTACCAGTGATACCGTAACCAGCGTAGTGACCGATACAGACATTAGCACTGCCTGTACTCATGCTCTCCATTGCATTGTTACCAATAGCAATGTTCTTTTCTCCAGAGAGATTAACTAGTAGAGCATCACGACCGATGGCAACGTTGTTAGATCCAACACCATTTGCTCTCAGTGCTCTGTTACCGATAGCAGTGTTAGAAGCACCCGAGTTGGTGGCAAACAGTGCTTCAAATCCAACTGCTGTGTTCTGCGAACCAGAAGATGCAGAGTTGATTGCTCTACAACCTAATGCAGTATTGGTATTAACTTCACCAACACCACGACCAACTCTCATTGGGTTAGTAGCACTGCCACGAATCAGAATATCTGCGTTCTCTGAGTTAACAATACCATTAAATGTAATCGTATCAGAGATAGTAGAACCTACTGTCAGGTCTTCGTTAACAACTAAGTTCTGGTTGATTGTAAATGTACCACCAGCAGAACCCATGTTAATGCTAGTAGAAGATCCAAAAGCATTAATAGTTGTAGCACCAGAATTAAATAGCGTAAATGTAGGAGAAGTTGTTACAAGACTAGTCAACAGTGTTGGACTCGTCTGGAATACCAAACGATCAAGACCAGTAGTGTCAGAAATCAAACCTCTCAACTGAGTTGATGTTGTTGATGCAAACGTCGCAAGAGTATCAGAAGTGTATGCTACGTTACCGCCATTTCTAAAGTTAACTGTAATAGATGCAGAGTTATTATCAGATGTTAGTACCAGATCTCTGTTGACATCAAGGGTTTTTGCGGAAGCAATATCAAGAGTTGCAGATGCGGTGCTTGTAATTTCAAGACCGTTAATAGATGTAGCAGTAGCAGCACCAAGAGTTGGAGCAGTTAAGGTTGGTGAATTTAGAGTTTTGTTTGTAAGAACTTGAGTTTCATTCTCTGTTACAAATCTGTTATCAACCGATCCATCCCAAGATCTCCAATACCCACCAGCATTATACCATTGAAGTTGTCTGTATGTTACAACGTTGTCAGCAGCATCAGTGGTAAGGTTAACTTGAATACCACCATCTGATGCAACAATATTTGTTCCCTTTCTTAGTTCAATAATGTTATCTTCTACCTGTAGGGTAGAGGTATTGAGGATGGTATTAGTTCCTTCGACTACCAAGTCTCCACCAATAGTAACAGTGGAACCGTCGTCACTAATAATGCTGTTTGCTAACTGGAGGTTACCAGAGTCCCACTTGAGAACTGTATTACCTGTGAAGTTTGCACTGTTCTTTAAACTAAAATTGTTTGCAGATTTTAAAATACCACCAGATGCGGTAGTAATAGCACCTGTGTCAGTGTTAACAGAACTGATTGTAATTTCTTTTGTAGTTCCATTTGTTGCTGTACTGATACTTGTAGCACCAGAAGCAAGTAACCTGAAATCCCCAAACGCAAGTGTTTCTGAGTTTGCTGCTAACTGCGTTACATCATTTGTATCAGTAGATGCTACAGTAATTGTAGAACCTGCTTGAGATACTGTAACATTTGAACCACCAGTAATAGTTACGTCGGCACCAGCAGATGTAGCAGGAACATATGTTCCCGTAATACCACCACGAATTCTTGTTACTGTATCTGTAGTAGTATATGTAATAGTTGGATCACCGTTGCCATCAACACCTTGTGCTACAAAAGCTGCACCAGCAGCAAGGAATGTAAAATCACCAGAACTATAAGTTTGTCCTGCTGTTGCTCTTAAATTTGTTACTGTGTTTGTATCTTGACCGCTGATTGTAATAGTAGATCCAACTTGACTTACTGTAGTAAAGTTTCCAGCAGCAATTGTAACTGCACCACTAACTGCAGATCCACCAACAGCAGACTGTAATGTAGTCACTGTATTGTTATCAATAACAGTACCAGATAATGTAATAGTATCTCCAGTTCTATCTAAAGCAAGAGAAAGTGCATTAGATCCAGCAGGAATCGTTGAAGGAACTCCAACTTCAATAGTAACATCATCGGTTGTTCCACCACTATCAGTAAGTCTGATTAATTTTCTAGATGCATTATTACCATCAACAGCTGATACGGAATATGTGGTATTATCATTTGGTGTTACTACAGATCCACCCAGGGCAACGTTAGTTCCATTAATTGTTATGGAACTGTTGTTTAAAGCTGAGTTTGGAACATTGCTAAGAGTGTTAATAGATCCAGAAAGAACACAATTTTCAAAAGTTTTATTTGTTAATGTCTGAGATAGAGTTAGGTAAACGTCACCAGGACTTCCCCAAAATACCGTAGACCCATCACTCGTTAAGTATTTTCCCGCACCGCTATCTCCACCGATAACGATACCGTTACCAGTTAACTCCAAATTGTCACCTGCTACAATTTCTTCGATCTTTTTAGAAATTTCATTGACAATAAGAGGAAAACGATCAGCCATCTAACTCAACCAAATGGATACTAGTGCTCGTGTTTATTTATGCCTCACGAAACAATGATCTGTCCCTGCATTGCTCCATGGAACTGACAGATATAATAATAAGTTCCAGCAGTAACTTCTGGTGGACCACCACCGTAATTTGCTGTCTGCCAATTAATTGTATTGTCCTGCGAACCATTATTTTGAATGATTCCATTTGTCATGAATCCACTGGTTCCAGTCTGTGCTGAATATTTTACCCAGAATGGATGTCCCGTTGCGTTAACAATAAATTCTAAAGTATCACCAACCATAATATTAATAGTTGGGTTACTTGCGTTTACATGAGTGGTACTCCTATCTGTTCCATTAATGATATAGTTACTAGATCCATTGTTAGTAACCGTAAGAGTATAAGTGTTGTAAATCGATGCAGGTGCAGCAGAATTTAAAATAGAAATTCTCGGGAATGTCTGTCCCGTTGTCCTTTCCCCCCTCTGTTCTTGAATAAAACCAACAATTTCTCTAGGACTTTCAGCATGAAGAGATATATTAGGACTTCCTTTGCTACAACTATAATCAGTATAAGATCCACCGCCAATATCAAAATCCATCTCATCAAAAATAGATTTATCATTTAGATATTTTTTAAAATCATTATTGGTAAATCTATCCTTTCCGCTGGCAAGGAGTGCAGCAACACCAGCAACTTGAGGTGAAGCCATGCTAGTACCATTCAATCTAGCATACCAATTTGCTCCTCCATATTTTGAATCAGAAGTTCCCTGACTATTAAATGCAGAAGCGATGTATTCACCAGGAGCAAATACAGTAATTGCTTCTCCATAATTTGTGAAGCTTGCTCTCCTAAAATCATAGACTCTACTCATAGCACCCACACGAATCACTTCAGGGGCACAGGTAGGGGAAGATCCTCTGTGATAATAAATGTCATACCCAAGACCATTGAATCTGACACGATCATTCCATTTTACATTTGTAGGATTAACCATTTCATAGTTTTCATTTCCAGCAGCACCAATAATAACCACACCATCTTCAATAGCATCTTCAACGTCAGCATTCAAAGCAGCATACTCAGAAGGAATTCTTAGAGAGTTATATGGAATTCCAAAATCATTCCAGATTCCATTTTGAGACCACCCAGATGGACCTGGGTTGCCAGCATTATAAGTAACACCATTATTAATAATATAATTAATGTTTGCTGGTTGAATTGAAGTAATATCGAGGAGGGTATCTATACTATACCCATATCCCCAACTGTGATTTGTGATTGTTGGATTTCTTTTTCCTGTTAGAGGATTGATTGGTTTGTTGTTATGAAATGCTCTAAGGTAATCAAAAATTAACAATGCTGGAAGAGATTGCCCCGATGGCATTGTACCAAGAACTTGCAGAGCATAGATGTTTGCTTCATTAGCCCACCCATAGTGCTGTCCTGCTACAGTTCCAGTAACATGGACTCCATGATACTCTGGGTTTGATCCATTACTATAATAAGTAATTGTTCCAGTTGGAAGTGTCTGTCCGTCATCATCTCCAATTGGAGGAGATGATGAAACAATACTATTCAGTTCATTGAACCACTGATACTGAACGAATCTTGATTGTCCTGTAGTAGGACTATTCCATTCCGCACAATCATATGAGACAGGATCATCACAGATGACTACATCAACATGTCTACCATTATTAAAGACTTCTACAGTATCACTCTTTGCACTGCTTCCAAATAATCCAAAAGAGTTCTTACCTCTTTGTGCTTGATTGCCAGCGACATGAATATGTCCCCACTGTCTCCTATTGGCATCAAATGATCCTTCGTTTTTTGTAAAAACACCGTTGACAACATATGGTTCTCTATTGACAGATGACAATCTTTCGATCGTCATCCCCCTTTCTTCTGGTGTTAACTCTACCGCCCATACTCTAGGATCTTGGCGCAATCTTTCTGCTTGTTCCTCTGTCATCATGTAATGAGTGTTCCTACTCAGAGGACGCTTCATGACTAGTGGGAAGTTAGTCAACTGCATTTCATTGTAAAACTGCTCCAGGTCTTCTTTCCTGTGGAGAGTTACAATATATTCCTTATCCATATCAAGCCTCTAGTTGAACTAATGAAAGAGTTACTGTAATACTTGCGGTGACTCCACTCTTATTCACAACTTTAAGATAAGTTAGATTACTACTAGAAGAATTAAATCCAATCGTTCCAGGAGTAATCAACTGAGTTACATTACCAGAAGTAATGACTTCAGCAATAACACCAGAACCAGGAGTAGGATCAGTCGTTTCTGTTCTGCCAGAATCATTTGATCTACTAGTTGAGTCGGTATAGAGTGTTACCCAGGCAGCTGCTGATGTTGCAATCTTTAATAGAGCGTATGTCTTTGGTGTCACTAAGTCAACATTAGCAATACCATTATTAGCAATGGAGTTAATTGTTATGCCAGATGTAGATCTAGCAGGTAAAGAAGTCAAGTAACCAGCACTGGCATGATTTCCCCATCCATACGCAGCA